CCAACGGACAGTATTAACTCTATATATCAGAAGACCTACAATAAGATTAAGAGTCACCGAGTGTTACCTCGTCGTGAAGGGCGCGTAAGTATGGCCCTCGCCGCCAAAGTGAACCCACAGAGTTACAGTGAATACACCACAAAACCCGTCACAGAGCGATTATCTAGACAGATTGTGTATGGTGTGAAGGCGTCACTTCCAAGTATCAACATCCCAGGATACGCACGAACATACGGCGCGCAACGCTTTAATGTGAACACCCAGGAGTGGGTGAAGAACAAAACAACGGCATACGTCAAAAACGAATATAACTACAGACCACTTGTGGGTAAAAACATTCCTGAAAATGTGGATACCTCAAAGATATTGTATGGGTACAAACCAGTCCGAGACAAGTGGGTCCCCCCACAAATCTTAAGAAAGGCGTCCCAAATCCCGTTTGTTGGTTTAAAGAATTAACTCGTATACTAGACATAAAATGTTGTACCAACCCCCAACTAAAGGTGATGACGGTCTCTACTTTGTAAAGGCGCTCAATGATACGAAGCGCAAGTGCCTCGTCCAATTGAATAAGGTAAAGATTGCCGATGTATCAGGCGACATCGTTCTTGACCTCGTGTCGGATACGAACACCAAGACGATTGAGGATATCGATGCCCTCAATCTCGCAGCGGCGCACGACAATTGTGAGGTTTGGTTCGGAAAGCAACTCTCCGAAAATGTGATCAAGGGTGCCTACACGTCAAGTGTCGTTGATGGTCAAGTCACAGGCGAGCGCATCGAGAACACCAAGGTTTTTAACACTCAACAGGACCCGGTCGATTTTGAAAGTGTCCAGCCCGGCAAGACGTGTGATGTCATCCTCGAGTTTGCCGGAATTTGGTTCGCCAAGAAATCTTTTGGGTCCTCTTGGAATGTTGTCCAGGTCAGAGTTCACCCAGACCCAATCTTGGATACTTACCCAGAAGAATATGCCTTTGTTGACGAGGTTGAGGAATAAAAAAATTGTTGAACATATATAAAAGATGATGAAGAAGGGTCGTACTCAGAACCTCATGATGGTCGCCGCCGTCGCCGTGTTGGTCTACTTGCTCTTCACTATGACGTCCAAGTCTAAATACTCTATTGAAGAACGTGAATATTCCGCGTTTGGTGCCGCTCCATCCGCCGCCGGCCCAGCCGCGGCCCCAGTGCGAAGTGGTTGTGGTATGGAACGTGGTGTTGGCTTAGCCTCCTCCCTCCTCCCACGTGAAGTTGCGTCTGCTGAGGACTTTGGTGAGTTCGCTCCAGAAGACATCCTCGCGGGTCAAAACTTCCTTGAACCACGTCAACAAATTGGTTTCCCAGAGACCGTTGGTGGTGCTTTGCGTAACGCGAACCAACAAATTCGCGCGGACCCACCAAACCCCAAGGACCCATTTGTGTGGAACAACAGCACCATTGTACCAGATTTGATGCAACGTGATTTGTGCTAATTCGCTTAAAGATTAGACCTTAGCTTTATGTAATAATGTCAGTGCCCAACGAACTCTCTGCGAGTGTCGCCAAACTTGTTGAACTCTCCAAACAGCTCACTGAAGCAAAATCTGATATCAAAATCCTCAATCAAGAAGAGAAACGCCTCAAGGAGGCGGTGAAGAAGCATATGCTTGACCAGGGTATTGATACCATTAACCTCAGGAAAGGTAAGATTAACCTCCGTACATCCGTGCGGAAAGGGACTATGAATAAGGACGCTATCCGCGAGGGACTTCTCAAGTTTTTCGGTGGCGATGAAGCCAAGTTGGAGGGTGCCCTGAACGCCATCCAGGATACAATTAAAGTAAAAGAATCCACATCTATCTCGTTAACTGGGATAAAAGAGAAAGCCCAAGAAGAAGATAAGTAAAACCAATGGTTTGGAGTCAATACGTTTACGAGGCGAGTGCCAACACAGACGTCATTCCAAGCGATGAGGAAGACATTGAAGATGAACTTCATCTCAGTATTGAGGATTGGCACATCAAGTACTCAGATGAACTGTGGGCGTTGTGGGATATAATTCAACAACTCCTCAAAGACGCATATTTGGAACACTCGCTCCTTACAGAGTGTGATTTCTCAGATTTTGCAGAGTTTTGTTACACCGAGCACGACGATGATTGTGACTACGTATGGATACCATATGAGTTCCACTTGTCGTACATTTGGCGTCGAGTCCAGGAGTGCGTTGATGATTTGGGCATGTACAACGAATTTATGTCTGGTGCAACATTTGACCACTGGGTTCGATTCGTAGCCCAACACAGTATGCAAAATAATATAACAGTATATTAAACCATGCTCCCCGATATCACGTCCCAAAAGGTCGCCATTCCAGCCGCTCTTTTTTTGGCGCTCAGCCCAGGTGTTCTCTTGACCACCACGGGCAAAAACGTCAAGTTTATGTCCGGTCAGACCAGTCAGATGGCCGCTATGTTCCACGCACTTGTGTTCTTCCTCGTGTACAGTCTCGTGGCCAAGGTGATGGGTCTCGTGTTGACGAAGACCGATTTGATTGTGACGACGGCGCTCTTCTTGGCGCTCAGCCCAGGTCTCCTCTTGACCATCCCACCAGGTTCTGGTGGTCTCATCCGCTCTGGACAAACGAGTGTCGCCGCGGCGTTCACCCACTCGGTCGTATTCGCGGTGGTGTTTGCGCTTTTGCGTCGTCAATTTCCTCAATTCTATTAAATAGGAGGATGAGGTACCTTGTTTTAGGTCCAGCCTCAATGGGTATATACTCATTGATTGGAACTCTAAAGGCACTTGAACCAAAACTTGTCGATGTAAAGGAAATATCCGGAGCATCCGCGGGTTCAATTTTAACGCTTATGTTAGCACTGGGGATGTCTGTGGATGAGATTCTGGAGGTCTCTTTATCACTGGATATCTCCAAACTTGTTAAAGTACGCATCGGCTCCTTCTTTAACAAATTTGGTTTTGTTGATATGGAACCCATCCGTGATACACTTGTAACTATATGTGGGTCTGACCCCACGTTTGAGGAATTGGATATGAAGATTTACGTGTCGGCGTACTGTTTGAATTCCTCGTCGACGGAGTACTTTTCTAGGGATACACACCCCAAGATGAAGGTCATAGATGCAGTGTGTATGAGTATAGCAGTGCCTCTCCTATTTTCGTGTGGAAAGTACCAGGGTCGGACGTACGTTGATGGTGGAACGCAGGAGCAGTACCCAGTGACGCCATTTTTAGATAAGAAGCCACACGAGATTACGTGTGTAAAATTGAAAATGGAACAGACGTACCAAGACAATATAAATAATCCTAGACAGTTTGTGGAGTCTCTCATTAGGTCAACACTCATAAATCGCGTCGAGTACAAGGATAGTTCAAATGTAATAGAAGTAAATGTAGGTGATACCAATATTTTCGACTTTAGTATGTCTTATGAAGATAAGATACGATTGTATAATATGGGGTACTTCACTGTTAAATAATGCATAACAATTTTTTGTTAGTTTAATATAAATGTTAGACGCGTGCGATCCAGACGCGGATATAGAAAACCTCAGACAATTAATCAAATTGAACACGGGGGTAAATATTAAACTCACAAAAAGTCAAATATGCCAAGCGTACGATGAAATTCAGGGGGGTAAATTGCCTTTACCACCACTGGTTATGAGTTCTGATAGGACTTACTTGGTTGATAAGAAATCACCTTTGAAGCCAAAAGACTATGAACTTCTTTTTGACGCAACGACAAAGCGCGTAGACCTCAAGAGAATTGCGCGCAAAGTTGGTCTCAAGCAGGTTGAGCAGAAGACAAAAAGTCAAATTGTGGATGCTATTGGCAAACGCTTGCGTTATATGAAAATTCACGAACCCGTGAAGTTCGCGAGACAGGCACGGATTTCAGTTAATAGAAACACAGCAGTGAACAACACAGCAGTGAATGTTAACGTGAACACCACCAACATCAACCGAGTGAACACGAACGTGAACCGAGTGAACACGAACGTGAACCGAGTGAACACGAATGTGAACCGAGTGAACACGAACGTGAACCGGGTGAACACGAACGTGAACCGAGTGAACACGAATGTGAACCGAGTGAACACAAACGTGAACCGAGTGAACACGAACCGAGTGAACCGACCAAAAAATTCTAAATTGTCGCTCCCAAGTGGTGGACTCTTTATGCGAGGTGCACAACCAAAGTTTTTGGGTGGAACTATAAATGCGGTGAAACAACC